GGATGGCCACGAACACGACGTTTTTGCCCCGGGCGTGCTGCAGGTGGGTCAAGGCGCTGATCATTTCCTGGCCGAGCAGGCCATAGGCCGCGCGCAGGTCGGGCTTACCGGAACGGTCGCTGACCGCGCCCGGTTGCGTCTTGCACCACGCGAAGCACTGGCGGGACAACTGCGTGATCGAGTCGAGGAAGAAGGTCTGGTACTTGGCCAGCTGCGCCGGATCCCCGTACTTCTCGCACACGTGGTCGTAGTGCGCCTGCGAGAACGCGCTCTCCGGTGGCAGGGACTTGTCCGGGCCCGCGAGAAATACGAAAAGGTCGCGGCTATCGGGCCAGGATGTCAGGCGGATGGTGTCACCCGGCCAATCGACCACCGCCAAGTCACCTGCTTCGCCATCGAGGAACAAGGTGGTGGCGGGATCCAGGTCTTTGAGCCGGGATGTCTTGCCGATGCCAGATTTGCCCAGCATCAGCAGCTTCACGCCCTTGCGCTCGGCCATCCGCTCGATGGCGGACACAATGGGGAGCTTGTTCATGCAGCACCCCCATCGAGCGTCAGGGTGATGACCGGCTTGCCTTCTTCGACCGTGCGCGCGGCGGCGAACTGCTGCTGCATCGACGTGGGCCAGTTGGTGTAGCGGGACTCGGACACCGACAGCTTGATGTCGATGTAGTCCTCGACCTTGTCGCCCGAGGCAAGGATGCGCTGGGCCATCTCCTTGAGGATGGTCTGGCTCCAGGTCACCTTCTTGGGGAGCTCATACTTGACATGCAGTGTGCCGTCGTTGACGTGGGCGGTGCCGAAGTCACGACCGGCGTCGCGCAGTGCGGCGCGTGCCTGTTCGCCAAATCGCAGCACCTTGGCGGCATCCAGCTTGGTGCGCAGCGGCTTGAGATAAGCGATGGCTTCATCGACATTGCGTTCGGCATCCAAGAAGTCCTGGATTGGTGCTGCCGCCAGTTGAGCGACGGACATGCTTGCGAGGTCAGCGGGGTAAATGGACAGTTCTTTCATGGCCATCTCCTCACACCGGCACGCGTTCGGATGTCGAGGCATAGACGTGGCGCTTCTCGTAATCGAGCACGCCGTTCTTGCCATCGAGGGGATAGGCCACCTTCTTCGAAAACTTGTTGAAGACAGGGCCCCGGCCCATACCGCGCCAGCGCGTGAGCGTCTTGGGGGACATGCCCCAGCGACTGGCGAGTTCGACCTCGCTGAGGAACCGCCGTAGGGACAGCGCTGCGGATTCAGGGGTGGGCGTCGAAGTGAATCCGACGCCGGAATTGAGGCCCGGTGTGCCACCGAAGCCTCCTGACAGTGCCATTGAATAGGCCATTGCCGTGCTCCTTCCCGTTCAGGGATTGGGGCGCGACCGGTGGCCAGTCCTGTACCGGCCGTTGACGCCGATCACGCCTTCATCGGGGAAGGCGCTACATCCGGCGTAGCAACAGCTACTTTTGGCGTAGCGGAAACTTTTTTTGCGTGTCCCCCCGCTACCCGAGTAACGCAATCAACCGGCGTTGCTCATTCCAGTCCAAAGGCACCGTGGCCCGCCAGATGGACTCCAGCGACACGGCCCGGGGCAGCCGTCCTTCGTAGGCCGCCTGGACAATGTCGGGGGAGAGAAGCGCCAGGCGCAGAAAGGTATTGACCGTGGATTGATGGATACCCTCGCGCTCGGCGATCTCGGTACCGCTGGCCACCGCGCCGCTATCGATCAGTTGCTGCCAATAGATGCCACGCCCCAGCGCCTTGAGCAGCGGTCGATCCTGTTCAGGGTTCAGCACCGGTGTTTCAGTTACTGCAACAGGCTGGCTGACTCCGTCCGGGGCGACGATCACCTTCTTGATGCCGCGCTTCTTGAAGTGAAAAGGCACAAAGGTCGTGATCCGCACACCACCGCCTTCCAGTGGATGGCGGCGTTCGTGGGGTTTTCCATCACCCACCAGCATCTTGGACGATCGGTTCATGCCGCCACCTCCATGTCCAGCATTTCTCCGCCGATGCTGTCCGGCCGCAGCTCCCCGGCCAGCTCCCGCCAGCCGGACTCGCGCCAGACGATGTCGACGCCATCGGAAAGAAGCTGGACGCGTTCGATCAGCAGGTGCACCAGCCGCACCTGCTCAGCGGGGAACAGTTGCTTCCAAACTTCACCGATGCGACGCATGGCCAGCACGGTGGTCGGCTCGTCGATCTCCGGATATTGGCGGCGCACGGTGTTCCAGACACCCTGGATGCTTTCGGGGGACTGGAGCGCGCCAACCAGCAGGTTCACCACCACCTCCTCGATCTGGTCGGCAGGAATCATCCCGGTGGCGCTGCTGCGGTTGCCGTACCGGTTGTCCGCCTTGGGGATGTAGTAGCGGTACTTCTTGCCCGAGGGCTTCTTGCTGTAGGTGATGTGGTACTTGCCACCGTCGGGCCCATACATCAGCCCGCGCAGCAAGGCATCGGTTTTGTGCCGGGTCTGGGTCTTGCCCATGCGCTGGTGAGCATCCTCGCCGAGGATGGCTTGCACCCGATCCCACAACTGGCGGGTGATGATTGGCTCGTGCTGGCCAGCGAATACGGCATCTTTGTGGCGAATCTCACCGATGTAGATGGGGTTGCGCAGGAGTTTGGAGATGTACTTTTTATCCATCGGCGTGCCATTGCGCGTGCTGCCGTCCTTCAGGCGGTTGGGCTTGGTGGTGATCCCTTCCAGGGACAGTTCCCGAACGATGTCCGTGATCGACTGGATTTCCGTAAATCGGGTGAAGATGCGCCGAATGGTTGCGGCGTCCTTCTCCTCGATGACCAGCTTGCGGTCTTTGACCTCGTAGCCCAGTGGCGTGTAGCCCCCCATCCACAGGCCCTTGCGTTTGCTGGCGGCGATCTTGTCGCGGATGCGTTCGCCCGTGACCTCGCGCTCGAACTGGGCGAAGGACAACAGGATGTTGAGCATCAGCCTGCCCATCGACGTGGTGGTGTTGAACTGCTGGGTCACCGACACGAACGACACCTTGTGCCGTTCGAACACCTCCACCAGCTTGGCAAAGTCGGTCAGGCTGCGCGTCAGGCGGTCGATCTTGTAGATGACGACCACGTCGATTTTGCCGGCTTCGATGTCCGCCATCATTCGCTGGAGCGCCGGGACTGTTGATTCCAGCGTCAAACTGAGCCAGATTCCAATCGAATATTGAGCCACCTGGTTTAAAGGTATTTTTGGCTAATCGATTGTGGATAAGTCTACATCTGGTGCATCTCCTTTTGGTGTTTTTGCCTTACTGACTTTGCGTACTGGCTTGGCCTGTGCACTGGAGTTCTTGAATCTCCAGCTGTCGTTGCCCGTCTCCACGATGTGGCAATGATGGGTGAGTCGGTCCAGCAACGCCGTGGTCATCTTGGCATCGCAAAACACACTGGCCCACTCCGAGAAGCTTAGGTTGGTGGTGATCACCACGCTGGTTCGCTCGTAGAGTTTGGACAGCAGATGAAACAGCAGTGCTCCACCGGACTGGGTGAAGGGCAGATAGCCCATTTCATCCAGGATCACCATGTCCACATACATCAGGCGATAGGCCAGTTGTCCTGACTTCCCTTGCGCCTTCTCCTGCTCCAGAGCATTGACCAACTCGACTGTGGAGAAGAACCGCACCCGCTTGCCATGGCTGCGAATCGCTGCAACCCCGAGGCTGGTAGCGAGGTGTGTCTTGCCAGTGCCGGGGCCGCCAATGAGCACCACGTTGTGCGCAGACTCCAGGAACTTCATCTGGTGCAGATCAAGCACAAGGGCCTCATCCACGTTGGCTTGGGTGAAGTCAAACCCGGCCAGATCGCGATGCGACTGGAAGCGCGCAATGCGCATTTGGTAGGCCATGGAGCGCACCTCACGCTGTGCTGACTCTGCCTTGAGCAACTGATGCAGAACCGTTTCATGGTCCAGCGTCTTCAGGCGTGCGGTGCCCAACACCTCTGGCCACGCACTGGCCATGCCGTGCAAGCTCAGGGCCTTCAATGCAGCAACGATGTCATTGGACATGGCCGGCCTCCTGTTTACGCAGACTGTCGTAGCGCATGACGTTGGCCAATGGCGGGGTCTGCAAGGTCAATGGCGTGTCGACCTGCAGCGCGGGTAAAGGGCGTGCACCATCCTTGAGTCGGGCCAGCGTGTTCAGAACATGCTGGCCACTCGCCCGTCCTCCCTCCAGGGCAATCTCGATGGCTGCCAGAACAGCATCCAGGCCATGCAGTGGAATTGCACTGAGGACCTGCGCCATCACACGGTCTCCACCGGCGTTCTTGAGCAACTGCCGCTGCAATTCCTGCAGTGGGCCGGGCATGGTCTTGAAGGGGGCGCCGTTACGCAGGGCTCCGGGCTTGCGCTCTATCAGGCTGATGTAGTGGCGCCAGTCATAGAAGGTCTGGTCACGCTCAAAGCTACGAACCAAATCAACCACCTCGCCGTGGCTGTCCACTACCCGCAGGATTCCTGGATAGGCCCGCAGACTCACCACCGTGTTCACCCATTCGCAAGGCACGCTGTAGCGGTTGCGCTGGAAGTGAATCAGCGCCGTGGAGGTGACCCGCAAAGGCTGCTCCACATAGCCATCAAATGCCTTGGGCAAGGCCATGAGGCGGCTGCGCTCATCCTGCATGACATCAGCCACAGTGAGCTCGGGCCAGTCAGGATGGCTGAGTTCGCTCCAGCTGTCCTGGCAGGCCTGCAGCAACCACGCATTGAGCTCAGCAAGACTGGCCCAGCGTTTCTCGGCCGCCTCGCGCCAGATGTGCCGGCGCCGGTCCTGCACATTCTTCTCCACGCGCCCCTTCTCCCAGCCCGCGGCACGGTTACAGAACTCGGCCTCAAACAAGTAGTGCCCAGTCATGGCTGCAAAGCGCGCATTGACCACGCGGCCTTTGCCCTTCCTGACTTTGTCGACCGCCGTCTTCATGTTGTCGTAGATGCC